TGGATAAGGATAATCGAGCGCACGCAATTCGCGCCCCGATACCGCACGCTGGATGCGCGTCTGAAATGTGGGCGTTTTAGTGACGCGCCAGGCGAGACCGGGCAACGCCGGAAAGATCAGAGCCATCATGCCGTCCGCAATGCTGAACCGTTTCGCATCGCCTTGTTGAGGGCATTGACGAGAAGGCTGCCATTGCTTTGAAAAAAACGCCTCACGTCGTGACTGTCGATGGCCGAAACGTTGACGACGACCGGGCTGGCACCAACCCCAGCTCCGCCGTTGCCGGAGATCATGGCCTGGACGCCTTGGCTGATATTTGCCGGCAGAATCATTTCGTTCTGGTGCACCATGGCGACCTGATCCGCAGGGACGACCCAACCGCCTGCTGCTGACGCGATGCCGCTGGCGGCGGCCATCACCGTGGCCTCTCCGGCTGCGGCCGGTCCAGCCGCGGCCGGACCCATCACGGGAGCCAAAAATGCGAAAATGCCCGAGAACGCCTGCGCTGAATCAGTTGCTATACTTTTGATCGCATTTGCTGCCTTCATCGCCAGCCCGGCCGCCATTCCCTCACCATCCGCCGCAGTGCGAGCCGCAGCGCTTGCCTCCGACGCTGTCGTCATGGCGAGCTCACTGGCAATCCAGTTAGTCGCCATCTTGACCCCAAGGTTGACAAATTCGGCAAGTATCGATTGCGCGATATTCGCTACCGCCTTTTGTAGTATTGTCGTGCCCAGTGTCATGCCGGTGATCGAGGTATCGAAGGCGCGCTGGATCGGTTGCATTAGGCTCTGCCAAGTTCTTTGACTGATCTGCGCTGCTTGGAGATCCAATTTCTCCTTGTCGTTCTGAAATTTCTGGTAGGCGAGCAGCTCTTCTCCCCACAGCCTTTCATCAGCCGTGACGTCTTGTTCATTACCGAGCGCGGAACTGGTCTTGGTAGACTCCCAGGTGCCGCCGCCTCCGAGCCCAGTGCTGGGAACCATCCCAGCACCCATGGACCCCGCGAGGCCTGCCGTTTTGGTCTGCAGAGCACCGATACCGCTTCCGATTTGGCCAGTCGCGGCACTGAGCTGCGATTGCGCCTGCTGCGCAATATCACCGAGTCCGGAAAGTTGAGCGCGCATCGCACCGGTTGCTGCTTGAACTGAATTCGCTGCGGCCTCCATTCCCGATCTGAGACCGTCTATTTGGGCGCTGATAACGACACTGGTTTCAATATCGGCCATCATAGCCTCTTGATTACAAACTACCTGCGTCCTGCTTGTGGCTAGTCCCCATCCCTACGGCAATATGAGTCGTTGAATGCCGACTGGCGACGTAGTTCGGCAAAATCAAGGACCACGGGCGACAAGCCGGCATCGACATTCCCCGAACCGAACCCCGGGCCAAGCTGGGCTAGCATGGAGCCCGCATCCGGGCCAGGCCGTTGCCCTTCTCTCGTGGATACCGGCGGCATCAGAGGGCGTTTATCTCGGCCCGCACCAAGATAGGCCGCGACTAGCACGTGGAGCGGCGGATGCTGTGCCCAGTAGGATGTGAGCTCTTCGACTTGGAAGAGCGTCATCTCGTCAATTACGGGGTAGCTATACCCGCAGGCGGTGGCAAGCAGACCGTAGATTTCTCGCCAATGATCACCGCCCCCGAGATCGCGTCCGAAGGCGACCCGGGGCTCGTGCTGACTACCCCCGAGCCGATCCCGGGGGCAGCTGCTTCCCCCACTGCGGTTATGCCATGCTTCAGGCCGGAGCCGGTGAGGACAGCGTTCAGCACGGCACTGGCATTACCGAGATCGATCACGTTTTCGACTTTCCCCGGCGTCATCTCGGGATAATTGCGCTGCAATGCTGCTGTGACGATGTCCACCAGTACTGCGATCTGCGCCTCGCCCATCGACGCGCCAATTTCGGTCAATTGTCTTACCTTTGGCATCAAGCGGCGAAGTTGGCCGAGGGTGAGTGGGGGCACCATCCAATCTTGGCCGCCCATTGCAACCGCCACACCGGGGATCATCACTCCACCGTGCTCAAATAGCCGATCGTTCCGGTAGCATCAGCAAAAGCAGTGAAGTCGAGCTCGCTAACGGTCCACGTGTCGAGCTTCGTCGGCAGTGACAACTTATTTGCTGTGCAGGCATTGAGACGGAGAGCGGTACCGCTACCATTATAAGCGCTGTAGAACGTTGCCTTGAAAGTGGGAGTAGTACCCATCGCCTGATTCGTGAGGGTCAGCCTATTGCCGCTTGTCGCGATGTTGTAGGTGTACGATATCAAGACCGCCACACTGGCATCGGCAGATGAGAAGGTATAGACGCCGTTAGCGAAGTTGACCGAGTATTGACCCGCAACGGAAGGCGTGGTCACCCGATTGAAACGCTTGCCGTTCGCTGCGTAGCTAACACCGAGATCATCATTGTAGCTCGCCGCATTGGCCGGGGTGACCGCGTAGGGCGTCGTAGCGGGGACAATCGCGGCCTCGAGCTGGGATACCGCGAACTGTCCGGTAGCCGGCGTCACTCCGAAAAACATGTCCGAATACAGCAAACCGAGGATCTGCGCGAATTTCGCCTTTCCGGTTATCTTGCCCTGTCCTCGCGCTATCGCGACGGGGAACTGCAGCTGGCCGTAAAGCTCTTTGTCGGACCAGTCGAAATCGATCTGTATGTCTTGCAGCACGCCAAACTGGCGCGGCCCGATACCCGAGCCAATCGCATCGGTGCGTTCTCCCCATACTGCACCGGAGCCGAAGCTCAATTGCATGTCAAATATTCCTTTCTCAAGAGCTGCTTCGGCCTTTCTTTGGCGAAGTGGGCGACATTCCACGCCTGCGTATCACGGGCGATTGCGGAGCCTGGGAAATGGTCCGACCACCAGCGTTCGATCAACTGCTCAATGGAAACAGGGTCGGTGGTTGGTATGGTGTCGAAATCTTTCTCGGGCATTGCCACTCCTTAACATTGGTCCAAAAGGGTCACAGAGGCGCCTCGCCCAATCATTCGCCAACGGCCCACCGGGTATCGGGGATCACGGAGCGGGAACCTCTCTCGGCCACTTCATTGTGCTAGGTCAGACGCACAGTATCTCTACCGGAACGATAGCGATTGCCTGGTCACCGAGAATGCCTTCATCGGTTTCGATCTTTCCCGCAATGTACGCATGCTGCACCATTTCCGGCATTCCGAGATTCTGGATGCCAGTCGTGGGCGTCGGTGCCAGTGTAGCTTCAAGAGCATCGATAAGCGGATTCAGAACCGTTCCGGGTGCCAAATAGGGATCGCTCGAGTGAACGTAGATGTAGAATTCGGCATATAAGGTCCACACGATCGGCGCGCCGAGCCGCTTTATTGCGGCGTGGCCCCCCTTCTCGCTCATAAACAGCGCGGGCTGCTCCGCCGCAGCCACGTCAGTCCAATGACGCAAGCGCCGATTTGCGCTGGCGAATCGCGCCGCACCGCTGCCGAGCACCCATAATGCCCCATAGATGGCCTCTCGGTTTATCATCGGTCTATCTCGAGTCGTGGCTCTGGACAGCTCAAGAAACGCCGCCGACAAAGCCAGGCCCTTGCACAAGTTAGAAGAAGCCCGGCGAGTTCAGCCATCGGTCAAAGCCGCGCGCACAGCCGTTTCCACCTCACCGGAGATCGCTGGCCCCATTTCCTCGAGTGCCGAACGCAGAAACGAGCGTTCGGGAAGTGCTGCCTTGCGGTTGTAAGCCCGAAGATTGATCACCTTCTCGGATATCATACGCCGGAAGGAACGCTTCTCCCGCCACAGGCTCGCCCTGACGCCAATAGTACTAGTCAGACCATATTCGCGAGGTTGGGCATACTCACCGCCGCTGAAAATTGTTGCCGCGATACGATCGCTGCTCCGTTCGAGGTTCAAATCGACAGTAAACCTCGACAACCCGCCGCGGGATGCAAGGCGTTGGCCCGACGCCAGATCTTGCTGGACCCGCCCTTGGAGATCGAGCCCCAGTTTGGTGATCGTCCGCACAAGACCCGTACTCACCGCGCTCGGGATGGCACGCACGCGTGCCAGCACTTTCTCGTCGCCAACGAGGTGGGCCGTTATCATAGGACGCTGGAGACTAGAGCAGCCTCGGTGCCGGTCGATGCGACTGTTGCAAACGTCGCGCCGACAGGAGCAACTAGACGGTATTGCTGAAGCAGCGTTTTGATTGCCTCGCTTAAATCTTTTTGCGAGTAGCTGACTGTCTCCGCACCACCCAGGGATCTCGAGACTTCGCCGATCCGAGCGCGCTCTCGGTACCGAAGCGATACGAGCTCGATGCATGCCTGGGTTATTTCGGGCGGAGTGATTGGATAACCGGCCGTATAGACTATGGCAATATTCTGGACCCCGCGGTTGAACCGGTATCCGCGAACCGACAGTTGCGTCGAACTGAAGCTGTATCCTGCAGCTACGGTCGACGGCGCGCCTGGCACCGACTGGCCATCGATGGTCAGTGACAGCACACGAACAACCGGAAAACACGCGAACTGCAGCTTGTGGCCCCCTGTACCGTCGCGCACCTCGAGATAATCCGTCATTGCGAGCCGGCGGTTGAGCCACGTTTGAATGTACTGACTGACCGCAGTGATCAGACGTATCAGCAGAGCGTCATCTGTTGTCGGAAACGCGTTCTGGCCGGTTTGCAGCCACGCCTTGACGTCGGAAAGCGTCGTCAGATCGCCCGAGGCCATAAGATCAAACCTTCGTAGACCGATTGGC